CCACGGCCATGACGGGTATCAGCAGCATGATAGGGATCTTCCAGGCACTGAAAGCTGTGACCGCCGCACAGACAGTGGTCACCCAAGGGGCGGCGGTGGCACAAAGAGGACTAAACCTTGCGATGATCAACAACCCGATTGGCTGGGTGATAGGCGGCATTGTGTTGCTTGGTGCGGCGGTCATGCTTGCCTGGAATAAGTTTGAGGGGTTTAGGGTCGCTGTTTTTGGGGTGTGGGAAGCCGTGAAGACGGTTTTTTCGAATATTGGCGGGTTTGTTAAAAAAGTGGTATTGGGCGTGCATCACCTACTGCAGGGAGTGTTTGACCCCGTGAACTGGTTTAACAAGGACTATAAGTTCAGCGACGGACTGGAGCGGATAAGCAAGGCCGCATCGGTATACGGTGAGAAAATCGGGGCTTCCTTCCGGGAAGGACAGGAGAAAGGAGCCTCCTCCTGGGCGGCCTCACAGGACAAAAAATCAAGTGGTACACAGATAGACACGGGCCTGGGCGCAGTGGACTACAACCGGCTTGAGTTTGGGGGTATAGACCCAGCGGGGGGAGCGGCTGGAGGTGGCTCGACCCAATCCAAAAACAGCCTGGACGGTGCCGCCGGGGCGAAGACGATGTCCTTCAATATAGAGGTAAGTAATATATTCAACCAGGTGTCGTCAGAAATGGACGTGAAGAAAATAGCGGACCAACTGATAAGGCAACTTACGGACGGTATGCGAGAAACGGCGGTGAAGCTATGAGCGATATAAGGTATCAGTTGTCACAACTCTTTGAGGTGGCCTTTGGGGTGAAAAACCCGGTGTTCCTGACCGAACCCATCACGATCGGCACTGTAGCAAGCCGGGACGCTTCCTACGGGAATATTCCGCTGAATGAAACGCAAGCCTCCGGGGCTACCTCATGGATGGGAACGCCGATGGTGGCCCCGCTTACCTTCAGGGGAGGAATTTACCAAACCTACGGTATCGGCGGCCAACTGGAAGACTACCCGCTCAATGACTTTATGTTGCCGGCTGCTACGCTGATGGACTTTACCAGGGAAAAGAACATCGTACGAACATCCATCCTTGGTAAGAACGGGACAGTGAAGGAACTCTATTCCTTTGGGGACTGGAAAATACGGATACGGGGGCTTTGCCTAAACGACAGGCCCAGGCAGAACGACCCCACGGCAGAACAGCAAAAGCAAAACCTGATTGCCTGGGAAAAGGTGGCGGGACACATCTCGGTGAGGGGCAACCCGCTTTTCAACGAAAAGGAAATCTATGCCATCGTAATCGGCTCCATCACCTTCCGGCAGCTTCAGGGACGTGAAGGCGTGGTGCCCTTTGAGATCGAGGCGGAAAGTGATGAACCGGAAGAGCTACTGCTATGAAGACGTTGACGGCACATGTGGTTTTTCCCGACAGGGGAGTTTCGATAAGACGGGTAGGATCAGTTGTGATCGAGCAGGGATGGAAACAACTCACGGGTAAGGCGGAGATAACACTTCCCAGAAACGTGCCGGACTTTGAGAAAAGGAAAATACGGGAAGTATTCCGGCGGGGTGACCGGGTGGAAATATGGCTGGGGTATAACGGAAGTCTTGTGCGGGAATTCACCGGCTATATCGTCACTGCAAGTGCGGACATCCCAGTCGCCATCCGCTGCGAGGATGAGGCATATGCCTTGAAGCCGATCGCCGTGAACTACAGCCGTGCTGATACAGGGCTAAAAGAAATGCTGCAGGATATATGTCCGGGCTATACGGTCAACGCCAGGGAAGGTATCCGGCTGGGGGGGGTCAGGTGGAGCAAGACGAATGTGGGTGCTGTACTTGAGCAACTGGCCAACGAGTGGGGACTCTACTCCCATATGGAAGGCAGCACCCTGGTATGCGGTATCTACCATGATACCGCAGCTGAAGCACTTCCTATAGACATGGAAAGGCAAGGGGTTTCCAATAGCCTCAACTACCGGAACAGTGAAGATATCCTGGTAAAAGTACAAGCCAGAAGCATCCTTGCAAACGGCGAAGTGGTCGATGTAACAGTGGGCGAGGAAGGCGGGGACCTGCTGACGCTTGATTACTACAACATATCGGTGAAGGCCGAACTGGAGGTACTGGCGAGAGCTGACTATGAACGAAGAAAGCGGGGTGGCTTTGACGGTACGCTTAGCCTCTTTGCGATACCCGGACTGAAACACGGGAGCCGGGTGACGCTGACAAGCAATGTGTACCCGGACAGAAACGGGGACTACTATATCGATGAGGTCAGGAAGGTCTTGGATACATCTGGATACCGGGACGAAATAACCCTTGGGGAAAGACTATGACAGCAATAAGCGAATTCAAGCAGGTACTCTACGAAGCCGGTAAAAGGAACATGAAGGTACAGACGATGTGGGCGACCGCTGTTGCTGTAGATGCGGAGGGAAAAACAATGACCGCAATAGGCGTAAAGGACGAACTTGAATATTACGGTGTTTCCCTGGGCTTGTCGGTGATCCAAGTCCCAAAGGTTGGATCCCGTTGTCTCCTAGGTACCATAGACCAAAACGAGGCGAACACCTACCTGATCCATGCTAATGAAGTGGAAGAATACAGCATCACCTCCGGAGAAAGCATGGTGACGGTGAAAGAGGAAGGAACTGTGATCTCCAGGGGAAACGAAAGCCTAGTCGATGTACATAACGACCTGATCGATAAGCTGGGCGAACTGTGTGATGCGGTGAATGCCATCGTGGTAACCAATGGCGTGGGTCCGAACATCCCGGTGATAGCGGATATCAAAAACAACCTTGAAGGACTGCTTAAAGCACGTTTAAACGATATTTTGAAATGAAAATGGGTACTGATATCCTTCTGGACGAACTGGACGATCTAAGCATACTTGGCGGTGACCTCGTAATAGGTGATGGCTTTACCCAAGAGGTAGGATTGATATTGCGCATCAACCAGGGCGAAGTGAAGAGCGACCCCTTGATCGGGGCCAACCTGATCCGGCTCATAAAAACAAATGTGTCCGCTGATGAGATGCAGCGGCAGGTAAAGATACACCTCACGAGGGACGGTAAAAACTACAACGATGTAAAGGAACTCATCAACCTAAAGCGAAGACAATGATGGAGTGGATCAATTATATACTGGCCGCATTTGGCTACAGGAGCATGGAGGACTTCAACCATACGGTCTTCAAACTGGCGTATTCGGAAGAAAAGACATTCTGGTTTAAGGTCAGTGCGGGGATGGGCACCTTCAGGTTGGTTCTCTTTGACTTCACGGGTCTTGACTTGGTTGTTTTCCTGGCTTTTGTGATCCTGATAATGGCGGAGTTCCAGACAGGTCTGCGGGTAGCGCTGATCAAGAAAAACGAAAAGTTTCAATCTAGGAAGTTTGGCAGGATGATCTTGAAGATATCTGTCTATATGCTGCTGATAGGGACGCTTCACGCATTTTCGAACCGCTTCCGGGTGCCACCCATATACGGGATAGAGATCAATCCGTTTGCCTGGCTCTACTACGTGGTGTTCATAGCGATCGTGTTCCAGCTGGTAATCTCCTGGCTTGAGAACCTCGGGCAGCTGGGATACAAGGAGAGCAGGACGCTTGCCGGGATCATCCTGAGGAAGTTCAACAAATGGTTTGAGTTCGATGGGGACAAGGATAATAATTATTGAGAACCAAAACCTGCTGGACATCGCACTCCAGGAAACCGGGGACATCACGGCGGTATTTGAGATCGCCGCAGCCAACGGGATATCCGTGACGTCAACCATCCCTCCCGGAACGGAACTGCTAATACCGGTCGACGGTGGGGGAAACACGGATATAAGGGAATACTACCGGAGCAACGGCCTGAGGCCCGCAACGGGAGCGGTGGAGACTGCGGAGATACTTGACGGGATAGGATACTGGTATATAGAACTTGACTTTGTAACAAGCTGATGGCACGAACGATCACGGAAATACATGAAGACATCATCACCTCCATACAGGGAGATGAGCGGCTTGCCGACCTGAACAGCACCTCCCGGGTGTCTCTCTGGCGGCTGCTATCCTATGCGGTGGCCGTGTGTGTGTGGACGCTTGAGCGGCTTTTTGACCTGCACAGACAAGAAGTGGACCGGCTGATACTGGAGCTCAAGCCGCATACGGCAAGGTGGTACCGCAGTAAGGCTCTGTCCTTTCAGTTTGGTTACTCGCTAGTGCCTGAGACGGACCGATATAATAATACCGGGCTGACGGATGAGGATATCGAAGATAGCCAAATCGTGAAGTATGCGGCGGTCACGGAAAGTGACGATGAAAGTAGGCTGATTATTAAAATAGCCACCGAGTCCAACGGCGTACTGGCTCCCATAGCCGCAGGTGAAAGTGCCGCCTTCAGTACCTATATGCAGCGCATCAAGGATGCGGGGGTAAGGGTCACTATTATCAATTTCCTTCCAGACAGGCTATACCTGAATATGGATATCTACTACGATCCGTTGGTATTGGATGCCTCGGGAAACAACATCCTGGCAGGTGGCCGCCCGGTGGAAGCGGCGGTGAACGCCTATATGAAAGAACTTCCCTTCAACGGGGAATTGGTGATTGCGCACCTTGTGGACAGGCTGCAGACCGTGCCCGGCGTGATGATCCCACATGTGAACCTGATCGAAACAAGCTGGATAGACGGAGAACTGGGGGACTATGGCGATGTGCAGCCGGTGACGGTAAAGAAGATACCCATATCGGGGTATTTCCAAGTGGTGGATTTTGACAACGTAACCTATATCGCCCGTGTTTGACATTGACATCAACCGCATAGCGCTGCTGCTGATCCCCGGTGTGATCCGGCAACCGAAGCTGCAGGCGTTCCTGCTTGCGCTGCTTGCTCCGATCAGGAATCTGTACGGGAAATTCGTCCCGTTTCGGCTAAATGATCTCTACCGACTGGGTCATAATGGGCAGGTCTGCTATCTGGAGGCTGCGCTTAACGATGCCTTTGACCCGGATCAGCGACGCATCTATATCAGCGATGGCGACAGCTACAACCAGCAATATATCTACACGGAGGCCGAGCAGCAAAACAGGTACCTGGGAACGCTGTTCCTCCGGGCCGAAGGGGACTACCAGGAAGGGAGCCGGGACTTTGTGGTAGTGGTCCCGATGGACTTCCGGGATGATCTGTATGGCTTCCAGATCATGGCAGTGCTTAACTTCTACAAACTTGCCTCGAAGAGGTATGAAATCATCAAACTATGAACAGAGCGGAATTTCTACAGGCGGGGGGCTTTCCCCTCACGACCAACACACTGGACTTTATCCAGGGCAGCTTCCGGCTGCTGGAGGAGCTTGCGTCACTG